GAGATATGTTGAGCGAAGTACATAGTAGCAGTTATTGCAAAGTACATAAAGTTATTTCACCATGCAAATATATTTGTTCAGAAGCACAGATAATCTCAATTGAAGGTAAATGGAAAAAATGGAATTGTGGTTCTTTGGCAGTTTTATATGCATGCCAAAAAAACCCCAAAAACGTGTACTTAGCGGGGTTTGATGTTAAATACAGTAACGGGAAATATAAAAATGTATATGCCGGAACAGCTCATTACGCTAATCAAAATAGTGTCGAACACCGGCATGTAATTAAAGCAGAAGTAAATCAACTTACTTATTGCTTTTATGAATATCCTGAAATTAATTTTTATAGATTATATGAAAATAACATACCAGAATGGGAAAATATTTCTAATCTTACCCATATAACTGGTTTTAATAATAATTAATAATTAAATAGGGCGGGCAACCGCTGTAAAATTTTAAAAAATTTAGAGCTCAATTAACTAGGCAAACTTCCGGAAAGCCCGGTATACAGGTTCTAAGTATGTTATTTTACAAACAGTCCGCCCTTCTACTAGGCTACTTTATGATTGACGATGTATTAAAAGAAATATTAACTGTTGTACAAGACTTTGACAAAAATATCAAAACTGAATCTAATGTTGTAAAATTTGTTAAAGAAGCGAGAATTCAATTTACCACACATGATAATATTATATTCCAACTTCAAGTAAAATATGACGAAGGGGATGAATTAGAAAAAATTGTCTCAGTAAATCGTATAAAAGATAACGGTGACATCGAAGTCTACGACATCAGTGACGATTGTGACGGCCTGGAAAGGTTACAAGAGATCGAGCCTTTATCTAAATTTTTAAATTGACTTATCTTATATAGTATGTTATAATAACATATGAGAAATCATCTAATGATAGACCTCGAGTGCCTTAGTACTCGACCTGATGCGGCCTTATTAACGTTTGGCGCAATACGTTTTAGACCTACAGATAATGATGTAGAAAATGAACCATTTGACATGGAACATTTCTATAGACGAGTTGATCCCGAATCTTGCACAAACATAGGTTTACAAATTGACCAACCAACAATGGAATGGTGGGCAAAACAAGATGAAGAAGTTAAAGCAGAAGCATTTGATCCAGAGGATAGACACGATGTTGTAGATGTATTAAAAGATTTTTACATATTTTGTAAGGGGTGTGATCATTTTTGGGCTCATGGTTCTATATTTGATATAATGATTATTGAAACTATAAATAGAATATTACAACGAGGCAATCCATGGAAGTATTGGCAGATACGAGATACACGAACGTTATTTGGTCTTGTAGACATGAAACTTCCAAAAACTGCCAAACATCATAGCTTGTATGATTGTTATAATCAAATACTTGGTGTGCAAGCATCATTTTATTCATTGGGATTAACTAAATGAGTTTTTATGTAATATGTTGCATAATTATTTTCTCTATTATTGCTGGTATAATAGCAGGTAAAATTTTAGCAATACTCTATATATGAAATGAGTGGAAAAAATATAGTATGGAGAGGCAGTACCGAATTAGAAGTTGTTAAACAAAATAGTTTAACAGCAATGCGGCATCATGCTGATGAACAAATAAAAAAACTAAAAGAACACGCAAATCTATTGGTTAAACAGGCACAAGAATTAGACGAAAGAGTTAAGTTAGCAGAAAAAATTGCTATAGCTAAATGCGGGTTTATTCCTGTACACTTTAAAGAATATTACTTGTATGAAAAAAAAAGTAAATTTGCATTAACATTAATAGGGCCGCATGAATGGGATTCGCCTTATGGGAAATGCATCGCTAAAGTTAGACAACTAGGAGATTCGACATGGGAAGAAGTATATGAGCAATAAAATAACTTTAGAAAATAGGTCGCCAAGAATATACAAATATAATAGCACAAAGGAATATGTTGATAAGTTTCCTTGTGCATATAGACAATATAAGGCCGATAGTCATTGTAATGTTATTCATGGTTATAGTTTTACTATGAGATTCTTTTTTGGTACAGATCATTTGGATGTTAGAAATTGGGTTGCAGATTATGGAGGAATGGGAGAACTTAAAAGTTTCTTAGATGAGCATTTTGATCATACATTATTAGTAGCAGAAGATGACCCAGAAATGGATCTTTATAAACAGTTACAAGAACGTGGTATTGCAAAACTTACTGTATTACCAAAACTTGGATGTGAAGGTCTTTCTTCTATGTTATACAAATATATGAATGGAATATTCATTCCTGATATGTGGGGTCAAGGCGAAGCAGAACGGATTTGGTGTTATAGAGTAGAAGTACGAGAAACAGAAAGCAACATGGCTTGGCGTGAAGGACATCGAGAATGGGGCGAAGACTTATTTGAAGTTGACGAATAAAAATCAAATAAATAGTAATATGTATATTTAATAAAAGAGGATAATATGGCATATAGCGATAAAGTTTTAGATCATTTTGAAAACCCTAAAAACATTGGAAGTTTTGATAAAAATGACATAAATGTTGGAACTGGTCTCGTCGGAGCACCTGAGTGTGGTGACGTTATGAAATTACAAATAAAAGTTGAAGATAATAAGATAGTTGATACTAAATTTAAAACTTTTGGTTGTGGTAGTGCCATTGCTACAAGCAGTCTTGCTACTGAATGGGTTAAAGGTAAAACACTAGATGAAGCAATGACAGTTACAAACACAGAGCTAGTAGAAGAATTGTCCTTACCACCGGTCAAAATTCATTGTTCGGTACTTGCAGAAGATGCAATAAAAAGCGCAATCAAAGATTATAAACAAAAAAATGAAATTACAAGCTGAAGAAATTTCTAAACTTAATGCTGAACGAGCAGGACACCAAGCAAGGATTCATGAGATAGACGAGATGTTATCAAAACATGAATCTGAGATAGCCCAAGACGATGCTTCGAAATTAGTAGAATTATATAAAGAAAATACGAATACTAAAAGTATTCTTGAAACATATGCAAAAGGTAACCAATGACCTTTATAGATAAATTAATAAAATATGTAAAACAATTTTTTGCTATCGAACCTATAAAGGAAGAAAAGAAATCGCCCAAACCTAAAGCAAAACCAAAGAAAAAAACAAAGAAGGTAAAATGAATAGTGATTACATTAACAGAACTTGCAAGTAAAAATTTCAAACGATTATGTGAAGATGATGATATTTTAGACGCATACTTACGAATAACTGTTACTGGTGGAGGTTGTGCAGGGTTTGAATATAAATTAACATTTGATACAATACCTCAGTCAAAGGACTTGACATTTGAATCATTAGGTGTTAACATAGTAGTTGATAGAAAAAGTCATTTATTAACAGATGGTCTAACTATAGATTGGAGTTCGGATTTATCTGCTCCTGGACCTAGATTTGATAATCCAAGAGCAACGTCAACTTGTGGGTGTTCTACAAGTTTTAATGTTAAAGGTGGCACATTTAAAGATAAACCAGCGTGGATGCCATAAAACAATATTATGAAATTAGAAGAATATAGAAAATTTGTCGATTCAATAACAAGCGACGAATCAAAACAATACTCAAGTTTTTTACATAGATTAGCAGAATTAGAACAATCGCCCGCACATATGTTGGGTAATATTAACATACCAAGACTTATTACTGCCGCATTTGGTTTAGTATCAGAAGGCGGCGAGTTCACTGAGCAAGTGAAGAAAATTTTGTTCCAAGGAAAACCGTTAAGTGAGGAAGTCCGTACAAGATTAATAAAAGAATTAGGTGACGTCGCATGGTACTGGGCAAATGCCTGTACAGCATTGGATGCCGATCCTAACGAAGTATTACAAATCAATGCAGATAAACTCAAAGCAAGGTTTCCTGAAGGACATTTTACCGCTGAACGTAGCGAAAATAGACTCGACGGGGATGTATGAGTGAAAACAAAAATAAAGTAACAATTGATATTAGTGGTTATGGAGGCGAATTTGTATTAGGCACAATAACCGAAGAACAACATGAATATTGGACAGCATTAGGTGACGAAGCGTTAGAAACGTATGCTCATGATGCGTTTGACTATGTCGACGAAAACAGAATTCCAGAAGATATGGATTTTATGGATGGTGAAAATTGGCATGATTGTGATGATGTTGAACATTTATATGGATGCGATTTAGAAAGTGCTTGGATTTCTATTGACCTCCCAAATGGTGAAACCGTAACATATGATAATGCATATGAAATTAGAGACAAGTACGAAGATGCCGAGGATAATGCCTTTAATGATATAGGCAAAGATTATTGGTTAGAAGACGAAATGATTCGTGAAGAAAAAGAATCT